GATGATTTCGGAAGACTTCGGCGCCTTCCTCACCGCCGTGCCGGGTGCCTTCGTCTTCATCGGCAATGGCGCCACAGGGGCGGCTGGCGGCGTGCCGTTGCACAACGCCCAATACGACTTCAACGATGCCGTGCTGCCGATTGGCGGACGTTACTTTGCAGAAATCGTGCGACAGCGGCTGGCGGTGTGAGCTGTGGGGATGCTTCTGCCGAGCTGTGGTGCTGGCCCAGGGCGGCAGGGGCGGCGCTGACAAGAAAAAAGCCCAAGCAGATGAACTGCTTGGGCTTTTTTGCATCTGGCGGAGACTGTGTCCGCACAGAATCTAGCATCCATGCGGGTTTGCGGGGTGGTGTGTGAATTTTCCCACCATCAAACCCACCATGAAAAACCACACCAGAACAAGCTCACAAAATAGCTCTCTGGGTGTGGCTAATGGCTAACGCGGCTAATCTGGCTAATGTGGCTAACCGATGGCCTTGCACATCAAATGCAGCTCACGGCGGCTTGAGTGCACATCAATCACAGCTTCGATGCCGTACACCTGGCCGTTGTGGTTCACCCGGTCGGCTGGCGTGATACCTGGCCGGTAGCGCATGATGATCTTCACCTTCACCTCGGACATTGCAGCTTGCGCGGCGAGGTACTCGCGTCCTTGGAGCGGCTGCACATGTCCCCAGGTTTGGATGATGGGTAGCCACGAATCTGGCAGCGGCTCGCCCCAATCGTTGGTGGCACCCGTCCGGCGCTCGATAACGATCCGTTGATCCAGGGCACCGGCGTTCATGCGCTGTACTGCCGGTAAGGGTTCAGCAGGCGGTAATAGGTGTCATTGCGGTAGAGCTGTCGGTCTGACACATCCTCACGGTTTTCATACAGGCCAGCCACCATCAAAAGGGCGGCAGACTTCACCGGCGCGGGCACTGCCACCACGAGGTCAGCGGCGGGCATGTTCAAGTAGTCCGCACAGGCTGCGGCGGCGGTATCCATCAAGGATTGGATCAGCGCATCCTCTTCGGAGTGGTCAACGCGAAGGTGTAGTTTCGTTTCGGGCAGTGTCAGCATTTGAATCTTTCAAATGGTTGGAATAGGTGCCAGCACCGTGGGAGAAAGGATCAGGGCCATGGACGCATCAGAGAATCACTCACCTTTGCGCCCAGTCCGTGAAAGCCCACTTGCTGGCTGTCGGGGTTTTTCATGAATGCGCCACTGGCCGACTGATGCGCATCCGGGCTATGCCTTGCGGCCCCTCCCGGCTAGGGTGATATTCAAACGAACGTGAAGGAATCAAACGCGATCCCCTGCGCCTCGGTGGCTTTGCTGGCCACACCCATGGCCATGGCCAGCGCTTGAAGGCCGTCGATCCTGCCGGTTGCCTTCGCCTTGTCCAGCTTGCGCCCACCGGCTGGGTCTTTTGTCACCACGGCATTGGCGGCGCACATGGTCAACACCGGGTTGCCACCGTGGGCGATGCGCCCATTCAGCAGCTCGGCCTCCAGGGCATCCAGGGCCACACTCATGTCTTTGAAACCCTGGCCATGTTCGACTAGCGGCAGATCAACACCCAGGCGGTCGAACTCTTTCTTCAGCAGGTCGATTCGCCATCTGTCAAAAGCTATCCCACGAACATCAAGATCAGAAAGAATCTCGGCAATGTCTGCGGCGACGTGCTCATAGTCCACGCTGGCACCTGGCGTTGTGCGCAAGTAGCCTTGGCGGTGCCACACCTCATAGGGGGCACGGTCACGGCGGGCACGATCAGCAAGGCCTTGTTCTGGTGTCCAGAAGTACGCCTGCACATGCCACACCTCATCAATCTGTCCGACGACGACAAGAGCCGTCAGGTCTAGGCGGGCGCTCAGGTCTAAGCCTGCGAAAACGGGGCCATCTGTCAACGGATGACAGATAGCGCCACAGCTTTTCCACACGTCCGGCGATATGAACGGGCTTACCGTGCTCACGCGACAATTCAACAAAAGGTTACGGGCGCTGTTTTCCATCGATGGCATTCGCTGCGCCTGCGTCAGTTGCTCGCGCAGATCGTCGAGACTGCGGAACGTGCCCAGGGCGGGATTTGCCGCACGCCATGCGCTCTCGTCCAACAAGTCACACCCGGCGGGCGCGGCGTACAGGTGGCACACAATGCGCGGGTCTTGGCTGGCCATGGCGTCATCAATCTGCACACTGAGCCAATCCGCATCATTGGCGGCTTGAGTGGAAATAATGAGTTGCAGCGGGTCTTTGTGGGCACCCTGCGCCGTCAACAGGCTGTCGATAAAGTCGGACTGCGGCCCACGCACTTGGCCCCATTCGTCGCCGATCAGCAGCACAGGTGATAGCCCATGCGCTGTTTTTGCGTCAGCAGCCAATGCTCGATATTCCACATTCATGGGCAGGCCGATAAGGCGCTTTCCCGATGGAATGATCTTCACCAGGCTAGACAGCTTGGGGGAAAGTTGCACCATCTGCGCAGCCAGCCGGAACACAAGGGCGCTTTGATCCCGGCTCATTGCACCGCTCACGATGCTGGAATTTTGACGGGCTTCAGGCCCAACGGTATGCACCAGCACCAGGGCGGCGGTAAGCGCAGTTTTGCCCCCCTTCCTGGCCATGCTCAGGATGGCGCGGCGCGTGCCGTGGGGGTTGTCGTACACGTCCCGAATGAACTGCTTTTGAAACTCTGCCAGCACCAGCGGTTGGCCCACCTGCGCACCGTCCGGCACGAGGCAGTAACGCTCGATGAACTCGATGATGCGGGCGGCGCGGGTCATACCGCCCTGAGCCTCGGAATCAGATCATCGCCATCGTCCTGGCGTGCCTCACGCTCGGCAGTCGCTGCGCCCACCATGTTGGCAGCGCGGCCCACGGTGGCTGTCGTGTGCACACTGAGCGAACGGGCAAGGGCAAGGGACAGGCGGGTAAGTTTTGCGTGCTCGTCTGAGCCTACAGGCGCCGATTCCAGGGCATGTTGCACGCGGGCCATGTTCGCAGCCGTCACCAGATCCGACTGCGTCCATGTGTCCCTGGCGCGGCTGGTGATGATGGCGTCCCAGAAGGGTTTGCACGGCTCGGGCAGCGTCACATACGTGGGCGGCTCAATAGGCGCTTGTGCGGCGTTCTGGTGCGCTGTAGCGGCATATCCGGCGCTGTCGGACTTGGGGCGGCGGGTCTTGGTCATGAGTTGCCTATTTTTTAAGCACTAACCGTTAAAGTGAAGGGTACAGGTCGGTTAGTGTCCACTAACTTACCGTGATTTCTCATTCCAGTGGTGCTCGGGGTTGATGGGGTTGCCCTCGGCATCGCAGCCCATGCGCGCCGGTCTGCCGTACAGGCTGGCCATCGTCCGGATGCTGTGACACGGTTTGCATGTGCTTTTGAGGTTCTCCCGGCTGTTGTTGGCCGGGTCAAAATCAGAGTGGTCGACCTCAGTGGCTGGCGTGATAGTCCCAGGCGGGCAGTATTCGCACAGCGGCACCTCTGCCAGCACCTGATGCCTGAGCTTCCTCCAGGCTGCGGAGTTGAGTCCCAGCGTCCGGCCATTGGCGTCCTTTGTCCACCTCATGGGCGGCTTCACCAAGTAGCCATTCACGCGGCGTTGCTCAGTCATTGCTTGCTCGGGTACACACCGGGCGCGGCGGTGGCGGTGGTAACGGGCGCATCGTCGATACCGTCGATAACTTTCAGGTTCTCCAGCTTGCGGGCCTCGGAGCGCATGAGCCATCCGTCGCTGATACCGGAGCTGTAGAACTGCGCACGGTTCACGCTGTCGCCTCTCAGCAAGCCTTCTACGCTGTGCTCGGCAAAGTAGGTTCTACGTCCGGCGTCTGTCAGGCACTTGGCTGCAATGGCTTGTTCCCATGCGATCAAGTGACGGCGCAATGTCATCGTGACGAACTGCCGTGCCAGTTCCACCGAGTTGCTGTAGTTCGCTGATTCCATGCTTTGCACGATGGTGGGCGGCACGCGGAACAGGCGGCACACCTCGATCACGGACAGCTTGCGGGCCTCGATCCAGCTTGCATCCTCCAGGCTCATGCTCAGGGCTTGGAAGTCAACACCTTCTTCAAGAATCGCAGTTCGGCCACTGTTGGCAGCACCTGCATGTTGGCTTGCCCAGCTCGTGGCGATGGCCTGGCGTTGCTCGGCCTTCAGGCGTCCGGGGAACTTGAGCACGCCCAGCAGCTTGGCGCCGTTGGTGAAGGTGTTTCGGCCGTGCTCGTTCTCGGCTTGGGCCAGTTCCACCACACCACGGGCGGCTTGAATCGGGCTCACACCCATCACCCCGTCATCACCCAGGCGGTGGCGAAGGTGAAGGCATTCATGCGCCAGCAAGGTGGCTCGGGTGCCGTCTTTGCTGTGCTCATACACCAGGCCCGAAGGCGTCCGACGAACCTGCACATTGTCGGGATTGAGTGGCCACAGTTCCCGCACCTGGCCGTCATAGCCGCGCACGATCTTTGCAAATCCGTTGCCCTTGAGTAACACGCTGGCTTGCAGATACTCGCGCCCTTCAAGGGCTGTCATCTCGGGGTTGAACTGGTCGTGCAACACGCGGTAGAGGGGATGGTCTGCGGCGCGTTCCCGGTCGCCATCTTCGCCACGGCGGAACAGGATCAGGGGCAATGATGCCGTTGTCTCAGCAATGGCCTGCACACAGGCATAGACAGCAGAGACTGATTGAGCAGTGGTAGGCGTCACGCTGGTGGCAGACAGCGGCACAGGCCAGCCATTGACGCCCAGCACGGAGCGTTCCTCCAGGCCCATGGCGGATTTGATGCGGGTGATGATGCTCATGCCAGCTCCAGCCACAGGAAATTAGGGCAACGCTGATTAAGGTCCACCGTTGAGGGGGGTCAAACGTTATCCGCAGATGAAGCAGCAGACCCTGGCAATGGCCGCAGATCAAGACAACGGATTCGAGCATTCGCGCAAACCCACCCGACGCGAAGAGTTCTTGCGG